TCTAACCATAACCGATGATGATGTGCTTGCAGACCCATCTATCACAACTAAAACAGCAACAGGGGAAATATTTAACACCGTTAAGTCCGCCTTTGTTGATGCCTCAAACTCATTTATTGTAGCTGATGCGCCTGTCTTTCAGAGCAGTACGTTTTTAACACAGGACACCCCAAGCGGGGAAACCTCTGCAAATTTTGTCAAGACCATGGAGCTGAAACTACCGTTCACTACAACGCACACGATGGCACAAAGACTGCAGAAGATTGCCCTACTGCATAATCGTCAGACCACCTCTATATCTATAACAGTCCCTTTAAAGTTCATGCAGTTACAGGCTAAAGACTACGTCAGGGTCACGAACGAGAGAATGTCGTTTTCCAGTAAGCTGTTTGAGGTATTGACTGTGAGCTTTACGATAATTCAATCAGACGAAAATCAGATCCTTGCCTGTCAGCTAGAACTAAAGGAGATAGAGTCTGCAGTCTATGACTTCGCCACTAACGAATACTCAACACCTATAACCCAAGGTACGGTAGTCAACACAGGAGATAACTCTGTACCTACGCCTTCAAGCGCAAGTGCCTCGCAAAGTGCAACAGTAGAGGGAACGACAACAAAAATTAACATAACCGTCACATGGACTAACTCAACAGAGATAGGCATACAGGGAACGGAAGTGCAGTACAAATTAAGTGGAGATAGCAATTATAGTTCCTTGCTCGTAGGTAAGTCGCAGTCGGTAGCAACTATCCCTAATGTCACTGTAGGACAAACCTTTAATATCAGGCTTAGACATTTTACGTTTGATAACGTCTATTCAAGCGTTGTTGCTCTTAGTGACTTAACAATAACTGCAGTAACAGCAGTACCTTCAACCCCAACTAACCTTGCCGTTGCCTCGGATAATCCCTTACTGATTGGAGTAAGTTGGACGAACCCAAGTAATACCGACCTTCGTGCAGTCAAGGTCTATAGAAAAACAGTAGATACAACACCGACAAGCGACAGTGATGGATTAGTTGAAACTATTGCAGGAGAGCCAGGCCAGAAATCCTTGTTCTTTTTTGGAAAGCATGACGGTCTTTCTGCAGGCACAACATATTTCTTTTGGGTAAGAGCTGTAAATCATTCAGGGGTTAATTCCGCTTTCTCATCCTCTGTTTCTGGTTCTTTTAAGAATATCGTATCTGGGGATGTGGATACCACGTTTCGTAATACCATAGCTTTTACATCTAACTTAACAGATGGCGCGACGGTTATTTCTGGCAGTAATATTCAAACAGGAGCAATCAATGCAAGTCTAATATCTACAGGTACATTAAATGCTACTACTGCCAACTTGACAAACCTAAACGTGGGTGGCTCTGCAATCGCAAACTCTATGGGTAAGATTGAAGGTTTTGTTTCTGTCCATAATTCAAATCCAACCAGTTCAGGTTCGTCTATTGCAGGTCTTTTAAGTAGCACCTATCCTTGGGGCAATTCTGCAGGCGACCTAGAAATCATTAGAAATCAAGTATTTACCACAGAAACACACAATGGTTTAAGACCTTTTGTAATTACAATGTCATTTGTTCCTGTGGGTACTTTTCCATCAGGCTCAGAAAGAATTGTTTCTTTAGCAGTCTATACAAATCAGTCTGCGGATTTTCCTACTTCAACTGCCTTTACTCAATCTAAATTTTTGTCAACAGGTACTTTAGCGGGTACTCCACAAACCCTGTCTGTCGCTATAAGTATTGGTTCAAATGTAACTATGTATGCAAAAGTTTATGCAAAATACCATGGAGTTAGCACTACTAATGGGAATATAGGACTAGGTAATGTTAATATTAATGTATTTGGTTTATCGTCATGAGCAAGATATACGAAGCGGGAACCGATTTAGTGACACTTAGTTACCTTAGAGACATGCGTGACGATCTTTTGCAAGATTGCGATTGGACACAGATGCCAGATAGCCCTTTAAGTGACACAAAGAAAACCGAGTGGGCTACTTACCGACAAGCACTTAGAGATCTGCCCTCTAGTTATTCCAACTCCGATGCTGTAACGGATATAGTATGGCCAACCCAACCGAGCTAATGCACAGCGTACTTTGGAGTGGGATCTACTTACACGAAGGGCATTACGTTTCTTTTCGTATTCTAGAGGACGATACCGTAGTTATCAAAGAGATCTTAGAAAGAAGCGGACATGAACATTCCTCTGAAAAGATTTATGATATAGACAAAGCTCTGGATTATCAGAAGCAACTTATTAATTTTGGCTATGAACAAATAGGAGGATTATATGAATGAAGATATAACAAAGGAGAATACCGAAGCTCCAATTAAGAAAAAACTTGAGCTTGATATTGACGTAACCCCAAGAAACGAAGCTGATAACCCTTTTGCAAAGTGGGTACATCTTGCCAAAACAGTAGATGCTTGGCGCATATTCCCTAGAATCTTTGTCAGCGTTTACATTATTCTTCTCTATAAGGTAGTGATCTGGTTCATGGAACTTCCAGAACCAAACTTAGAGCAATCCGCCTTAGTGTCAATCGTAGTTGGAGCGATGGCGGCAGTCTTTGGGATCTACGCAGGCACCTCAGGACAGAGCAAGAAGTTCAAGGGCGAGGATTGATGGATACATTTAATCTCATAGCAGAAGTCGGGGTACCGATTGCAGGTGCTTTAGTCATGGCTTACTTCATATTTCTGGTTATGAAACAGCTTATGGACGGCTTAGTGTCTGAGATCAAGACCATACAAGGTATAACGCAGATGCTTATCACAAGAGCATCTATAATGAATAACGACATGATAAGAATAGACGTAAGCGTCTCTAGTGCCTTGGATTTATCTCCAGACTTAGCTCGGATAGCAAGGGCAGAGAACTTTGTTGAAGATGGCAAGATAGATGCTAGAAGGGATTAATGGATATAGCACAACTTATCGCAGACTTTGGTTTCCCAGTAGTCATGGTGATGGGTTTAGGCTACTTCGTCTATTATGTTTGGCAAACAATCACTAATACTATAGACCCATCTATACAGGATATGAAAAAAACCATTATCCGATTGACTGACCAACTACGCCTTTTAGATCAAGATATGATACGATTACAGCAAAAGGTGAACACCGTTTTAGAGTTAAAAGAAGAGAATAAGTTAAAAAATGAGCAAGAGAAGAAAAACCCTAGCAGAAAGAAGGTTTGAGCATTACTTTGCTTTAACAGGCATTGCCGTTATTGTCCTAAGTATTGTTATAGGCGGGATACAGAGTGTCTTTGCCGACGAGATGGTCTTTAAGTTCAAGAGTCCAAGCTTCTCGGGTATAGGCACATCAGCGCATTACCTCACCATAGAAAACCAAGAATTTAGCCGTAAACTAACCATTAAGGAAGAAATAGAGGCGTTACAGGAACAAATAGAAAGAGACAAAGAAAACACCACGTTAGCACGGTTTATTAGGAATTTAGAAAGTCGTATATACGCACAGTTGTCCAGACAGCTTGTAGAAAACTTGTTTGGCGAGACTCCCTCAACCGAGGGGACAATCACTTTAGAAGGCAATCAAATAGCTTATGTATCAGATGGCGACTTTATCACTCTTACGATTACCGACGAGACAGGTGGTGTTACGACTATATCTCTGCCTATCGGTAATTTTACTTTCTAGTTGTGCTATTAACGGTAAGTGGCAAAATGAACCTACCAACGAATTAGCACAGGTAAACAGTCTTGTAATTAAAGACTTAACTCTAGTGGGTCAAGCTGAAAAGAAACCGACTGTTGCCGTTTACCCTACTGCGTTTAAGGACGATACAGGCCAACGCAGGGGCAACAGTTCATTCGCTACTTTTTCTACGGCGGTTACTCAAGCCCCGCATATATATCTGATAAGAGCCTTACAGCACTCAGGCTTCTTTCATGTGGTAGAAAGAACAGGCTTAGATAACCTGACCAAAGAGCGACAGATCATCAGGTCCACTAGAGAAAACTTTGAAGAGCAAAAACCCTTAAAGCCTTTATTATTTGCAGGTTTACTAATGGAAGGCAGTGTTGTAGGATATGAAAGCAATGTTAAATCAGGCGGTTATGGTGCCAGATATCTTGGAATAGGAAGTTCCAAAGAATATCGCCAAGATACAGTTATCGTATCTTTACGCACAGTATCAGTATCTACTGGTCGCATATTATTAGAGGTCTTGGTAACCAAAACAATACTTAGTGTTGCGGTATCCCAAGATGTTTTTAGATTTGTGGCAAGCGACACAGAGTTAGTAGAAGTAGAGAATGGTATGACCGAAAACGAATCAGTAAACCTTGCTCTCCAAGCAGCTATAGAAACTGCAGTTCTACAGACCATAAAAGAAGGCCACAATTTAAAGTATTGGAGTATTAAGGATGAATAAATTTTTTGCGGTTGGATTTTTAATGGTAGCAGGATCTATCTTCTCTGCCGATAACGAGGTGTACATAGATCAGTCAGGTGCAACCGTTGATATTGACGTAGAGCAGTTAGGCTCGGGAAACCTTATCGGAGGTACAGCTTCTATACCTGGCACAGTTACAGCTTTAGATCTTGACGTGACCTCGGCGACCATAGACATTAATCAGATAGGAAACCTTAACAAGTTCTTGGGCGATATAACCTCGGATACTTATACAGGCTTCTTTGAGTTTGATGGGGATAGTAATACTTTCAATATACAGACGGATCCCACCAATACCTTTGGTGCCGATAACTCTAATATTTTTGTAGACGTGACAGGTAACACCAACAACCTGACACTCAACCAAGCGACTGCAGCTCTTGCTTCGCAACTAGATTTAGATTGGATTATTAATGGAGGCGGTAATACAATAACTGCGAGTATTGATGCCGATGGAGCCACTAATTACATGAATCTAGACGGTAACGATAACAATGTTACTTTTGACGGAGATGGTTATGCAGGTCAATTCTTTAAACTAGAACACACAGGCGGAAGCAGGACATTTAATGTTAACCAACAATCAACATTGGATAATGACTGGCTCAGGATCATTTCTAATGGTTCTAATGGTACTGTTTGCGTCAACCAAAACGATCAAGGCACAAGCACAAGTTGTTGACATAGGTTCGGTTAGCGAGTTACGAGGCTATGCCAAGGTAATTCGTGATGATGAGTTTGACCCTAAAATAGACTTCGGCATACAAAGCATGGACGACGTGCGAACCTCTAATGGTCGCCTTGCTATCAGTTTCCTAGATGATTCCAAAGTCCGTTTGACCGAACACTCCTCGCTTATTATTGACGAGTATATCTACGATCCTAACCCAAGCAATACTAAAATGGCTCTTAAGTTTGCCAGTGGTACCGCACGTTTCATTACAGGTAGTCTCAATAAGATAGACAAGAAAAACATATCACTTAGCACTCCTACTGCGAATATAGCCATACGAGGTACGGACTTTACCTGCACAGTCAACGAGTTAGGGGAATCGCTAATTATTCTTTTGCCCAGTGCCTCTGGTATATCTTCTGGAGAGATCGTAGTAACCACCATGGCAGGAAGTGTGACTCTTAATAAACCTTATGAAGCTACAACTGCAACTATGTTTGAGTCCGCTCCCAGTAAACCTGTCATTCTAGATCTTACCCTTGAACTAATTGATAACATGCTTATCGTCAATCCACCTAAACAGGACGAGAGGTTTATAGAGGAGGTAAAATCAAGCGGAGAGGCCAGTTACTTAGATTTTGATGATCTTGACATTGATTATCTTAATGAGGACTTTCTAGAGGGCGATGACCTAGAATTTACCGAACTAGATATAAACTACCTAGATGTAAATTTCCTGGAGGATCTTTTAAATGTGTTAGATGCACTTGCTGTCGGGGAGGAAGAAGATAAACTTGCCGAGGCAACAGGAATCAATATCACAGGTACTTTGATTGGCAAAGATCCCGATACCCAAATCACAACCTTGGTTTCAGGGTCAGCTATAAGTTTCAGGAGAGAGGTCTCTGAGTCACTAAGACTTGATGTAGACGGCAGTAATGCCTACACCATCATTTTTATACAGGATGGGGTGAC